CGCTCCAGCCCAGTATGTCCGGGTCCGACGCGATCGCGATGGCAAGCCCTTCGGTGATCGACGGCAGCCGGCCATCGGTCAGCACCGACGGAAAGCGTCGCTGGGATGCGTAGACGATCAGCGGCGGGTGCTGGCCCGGCAGGATCAGCTCCAGTTCGTCCCACAGCGTCCGCTTCAGCTGCACGATCCGCGCCGCCCATTGCTGCGCCGTCATCGTGCCGTCGGGGCGCAGGTCCGGGCCGAACACGGTGTCGTTGTCCGAAAGCGCGCAGACGATGAATGGCACTCGCGCCGCGCTGCACCCCATCTCCCCCATCAGCGCGACCCCGGCCTGCACGCCGCGCACGAAATTGCCGTTGTGATAGGTGCCGGGCTTCAGCTCTTGCAGCGTCTTGCCGCCCTGGCCCGCGCCGAAACAGAACAGCTTCTGGCGCTGTCCAGTGCCCGCGAAGATCACGTCATTGTACCGCTTGGCGAATCCGCTGACCCAGCTTTCGCCATAGCCGGGGCCAAAGGTCTCGGTCACGCCATTGATCGGGTTGATATAAGGCAACGTCTCGCTGCCCAGTTCCTCCTTCAGATCCGCGACGCCGGTGATCGCGCGCGTGCGGATATGCGGCCCGCGCGCCACCCCATCGAGCATCGGCATGAAGGCATAGCCGGGATCTACCGGCGTCGTCGTCAGCACCCCGCCCGCCGCCGTGCCGAAGTTCTTCGAATTGCCGATGAAGGGCACGATCTCCACCACCTGCGTGCCGTCGGGAAAGGCGTCGCGCATCACCGACAGGTCCGGCGACGATCGATAACCCGGATCGGCCAGCGTCACGCCTTCGCCGCGCGGCCCCGCATTGCCCTGCTTGCCGGGCACGCCGCCTGCGCGCACGATCACCCGGCGACCGACCAGCGCCCGCTCCAAAGCCATATTCATCTCCTAAGAACCTGCCAGTCAGAACCTGATCGAGAAGCGCCCCGAAATGACCGTGTCGACGCCGCCCGCCTCGCACAGCACCTGATGCCGCAGCGGCTCCCCGAGCGCGCGCAGCTCGGTCAGCGCCGCGCTGGTGACCGGGGGGAAGGCCACATACGCGCCCCCGTCATCCGCCTCGATCGTGCCCAGCCCGCGCCATGCCTCGATCGCGCTTTCGCCATCGCCGCGCAGGATCACGAAGCGCCAGTCGCCCGACAACTCCGGCAGGACGACCCCGTCGTCATCCGCCAGCGTCACCTCCAGCGCATAATCCTCCTGCGCGAAGACGGTGATATGGCCTGCGGCATCCATCCGCGCGGTCAGCGCGGTCACGGCATCATCTCCGCCTCGGCCGCCAGCGCCGCCAGGAAATCATCCTCGCTGATCGGCGCCGCCGCCTCGCCCTCGCGCAACTGCGCCAGCGCCTCCGCCTCGATCGCCGCGTCGAAATACACGCGCACCCGCTGCCCCGGCTTCCCGATCGCCCACTTCATATGCGTCACCTCTTGAAGTATTCGGCCGCCATCTGGATCTGATAGGCCTGACAATCCGATGGTCCCGGATCGGTCTGGTCGTCGAAATACAGATCGTATACCGTCCCCGCCACCGGCGCGGTGTCGTAATAGGTCAGGTTGACCGTGCACTCATATTCATAGAAATTGGTGATCGACTTGACGATCACAGGCGAACCACCCGGTGCGGTCCGCCGCAGACGGATCAGGAAATAGGCGGTGTAGGGCGGGGGTGACGTATTGTCGCGCACCGTCGCCGTACCCGTCACCTTCACGCAGGTGGCCCCCGCCGGCACCGATCCCACCGTCAGATCCGCGAACACCTGCCCGCCTGGGGTCAGCGGATCGACCAGCGCGAAATTCGCGATCGACACCGCCGTGATCGCATTGGTCGAAACCTTGCCTGTATCGACGCTCCCATCGTCGACCTGCTCCCCGACATAGGCCCAGTCCGCATTGGGCGGCGGATCGCCCGCGTCGCTGATATGATTCTCGACCGCGCGGTATCGCTTTCCCTCCCACGACACGAAGTCGCCGGTCAGGTAATCGACCCCGCCCGCCCATTCGCCGCGCTCGACATTGCGCGTCGCTCCCGGCTCCAGCCCGATCTCGACCGGGTCGATCGCGGGCGAAAGGCTGGCCCAATAGGCATCCCCGCCCGTCCCCACCGGCGGATCGTTCCCGGTCGTCGGCGTCGGGTTGACGTAGAGCCAGCGCGACCCGTCCGCCAACGAAACGATATCGCCCTCGCGATAGCTTTCCGCGCCGTCATACAAGCCTCGCTCGTTCAGCACCGCCGTGAACGCCACGTCCGCCGGCCCGTGCACCGTCCACGCCCGCTCGCTCTCGATCGCGATCCGCCACCATGGCGCGCCCGATCCGGCCTGCGAAACGTCGCCCACCGGCGGCAGCGTCGTCCCGTCGCTGCGCAGCTCCGCCGTCGCGAACAGCCCGAAATCCACCGGCACGACAAACAGCCGCCCCAGCCAGTCGAGCCCCGCCACCGCGTTGACGCTGGCGGCGATCCGCTGGATCAGGTCGCGCGGGGTGACCTGGCTGCCCGACAGATACAGCGATATCGGCCATGGCCGTGCCGCGTCGAGCACCGCCAGCGACGCATCGTTGACCCGGCCCGCCGCACCCGCCAGCGCCGCGATCCGCTTGATCACCGCGCCGGGCAGCCGCACCCATCCGTCGTCGCCGGCATAATCGCCTTCGACCATGTAGCTCTGCTGCCCGGTCAGCGGCGCGCCATGCTTGACGTAGCCGGTCGCGAGGCTCGTCGCCCATCGCCCCGCCGGCACCGTCGCCGCCTTCAGCGCCGCGAAATCGGCATAGTCGGCATAAGCCGCGCCGAAGCGGTTGAGCTTCTCCATCGCCGCCGTCACCGCATGCAGGGGCGTCGCGCTCACCTGCACGATCGTGTCGATCGGATCGACCAGCACGCCGGAAACATAGCGCGGCTTGCCCAAAGCGAGCGGCTTGACGGTCCCTTTCAGTCCCGCCTCGCCCTCCGCGCCGCCGGTACCCGCGAACACATCGAGCAGCGGTTCGTCCATCCACCGGTCGTCGGCCGCGAAGCCGATCGTCGCCATGCCGTTCGCGATCGGCGGATCTTCGGTCACCCGCCCGTCGAAGCGCAGCGTCCAGTCTGCCCAGTCCGCGCCCACCTCGCCGGTCCACAGCCGGAACCGCCCGTCCGCCAGCGCCCAGCGCGGCAGATCGGGAAAGGGCTCGATCGCCAGCGTCAACTGCGAAGAGGGCGCGGTGACCGCCCCGCCGAAGTCGCCGTCGAACAGATCATAGCGCAGCTTCGGGCGGGTCGCGATCGCCGGCCACCATGTTTCGCCGCCCAGATGGCATACCGCCGGATCGTCATGGCTCGACGCGCGCAACGTCACGGCGCTGCCTGCCGCCGGGTCATTGCCGTCGATCCGGATCAGCACCGCGACCATCAGATCCCCCGCATCAGAAGAGGCTCACCAGATTGACCCGCCATTCCCAGCCGGCCGCCGATCGCCAGATCGTCCCCACATCGCCCACCATCGGCCCGAACCAGCACCGCCGCTGCCGCATCGGATCGGCCGCCGGATCGGTCACCAGCGCGATCGTGCCGGTATTGCCCACCGCCTCGATCAGCGGCTGCACCTGCGCCTCCACCTCGTCCTTGAACACCGATGCGAAACTGATCCCGATCGAACGCAGCCGCGCGCCGCGCTGGCGCAGCATCACGCCGCCGCGCGAGAAATCGACATTGCCCAGGTCACGCACCCCAAACGCGGCGCCATAGCTGAAATTGCGCTCCAGCCGCAGCCGCCGGCCCATCGCCAGCCGCGCGACCACCGCCGCCGCGCTCGCTAGCCCGCTGATCCGGAACCGCCAGTATCGCGCGGGCGTCGGCGCGCTCACCCCGTTCAGTTCCTCATCCGCCTGCCACAGCGCGATCCCGCGACCGTTGACCGGCATCTCGCTCCCGCCCAGCAGCGGCATTGTACCGCTCGACCAGTAGTCGCCGGGGCCGAACCCCGATCCCTGCGCCGAAGTCGCCGCCTCGATCGTCAGCGTCCATCCCGGCTGTGCGCCATCAAGGCCGAACAGCATCGCCACGTCGATATCCGCATCAGCGCCCAGGTCGACCGTCAACGTCCGCGTCGCCGTGCCCGTCGGCGATTTCCACACCACCCCGGCATGGTCGTTCGCCACATAGCCCGCCTCATGCCCGCCCGCCGTCGCGCTCGCGGTGATCGCCACGCCGGCCGCGTCGAGCGCCATCGGCGCGAAGATCAGCGCATGCGCCATCAGCCCCGCACCCCCTCCACACGCAACACCTTCACCCGAAAACCTCCAGGCTGGTCGCGTCCGCCTCCAGATCGACCTCGATCCGCGTCGCCATCACCGACAGTTCCGCCGCTTGGGTGGCATCGACCAGATACAGCGTCGGGATACCTTCGCTGGGATCGAACCACAGCAGATCCGCCACCGGCACCGTGAAGCGCCGACGCTCGGTCCCCAGCAGCGCGCCGCGCGCATCCGCCGCCGCCTGTGCGTCATCGTCACTGTCGAAGAACCCTTCGGCCGCCGCCGTCTGTCCGTCGCGCGCGCCCGCATAGCGCGCCTTGATCGCCGCATCCGCCCACGCGACCACATTCGCCGCGCGCATCCCCGCGGCGATATCTTCCGGCAGTGCTGGCATGATCTAGAACCCCCGCGCCCCGCCCACGAACCCGCCCGCCACATTCGTGTTGGCCGCGATCTGAGACAGCGACGCCTGGATGTCCGCCAACTGCTGCGACTGCTGCGACAGTATCTCCGCCGTCGCCGTCGCCGCGCTGGCCGTTCGCTCCGCGAAGGGGTCGCGGCTGATCGGCACGGCATTGTCGATCCGCTCGATCGCCTTTCCGGTGGCGGCCTGCACCTTGTCGAAGCCTTCGAAGAACGCCCCCGTCGATCCGTTGATCTGGCGGTTCAGGTCCAGATATTGCTGGGCAGCCGCGATATACTTTTCCTGATCGACTGCCTTGCCGGCATTGATGTCCGTCAGGAACGGGTTCAGCGCCGCCTCCGCCGTCGCCATCTGGCTGCGCAGCGACAGCGGCGAGTTGCCCCCCGCCGCCAGCGACGCCTGATAGGCCTTGAGCGAGGCCGATCCGGCGATGCTGTCCATCGTGTCCTCCAGCTCGAATTTATAGAGCTGCTGCGCCTGCGCCATCTGCTCCGCCGAAGCGCCGCCCTCCTTGAGCGCCGCGATCAGCGGGTCCCACCGCTCCATCAGATCGTCCAGCGCCGCACCAGCCGGATCGAGCCGCTGCTTGAGCAGATCGGGAATCGCCTCGATCATCGCCGCCTTTTCGATCGCCGCGTCCAGATCCTGCCCCGACTGCAGGATGCGCTTGGCCGCGTCGCTGATCCCCTGGATCGCGCCGTCGGCGATGGCATCGCCGATCGCGAAGCGGATCGCGCTTTCCGCATCCTCGAAATTATACAGCCCCTGCGCAGACTGGCCGTCATAGTTCAGAGCACCGGCATAGCCGTTGGTGTTGACCCGGTAATGGTCCTTATAGGTGCCGATCGACACGTTGAACGCGCCCGTCTCGCCACCGAGCGCATCGGCTATACTCTGCAGCCCGCTCTGCACCGCGCCGCCCATCGACCCGGCATTGCTCCGCCCGTCGTCCGAATTGGCGTCGATGCCGAGCGAGTTGAACCCGGTCACCGTCGCCGTGCTGAACGGCTTCTTCCCGCCGAACAGGCCGCCCACGATGTTGCCGAGCACGCTGCCGATGATCGATCCGACGATCGGGCCGCCGGGCACCGGCAGGAAGCTTCCCGCCGCCGATCCCAGCATCGATCCGGTCGAACTGCCCTTGATCCCGAACAGCCCCGTCGCCGCCGAACCGACGATGTTGCCGATCATCGCGCCGCCGATCTGCGATCCGATGCCCTCAAACCCCGTCGCCAGCCCGCCGATCGGCTGGTCGCCGGGCAATATGCCGCTGGTGACGTTGCCGTCCCCCAGCAGCCCGCCCATGTCGTAGTCCAGCGTTGGCGCGGTCAGCCCCGAAGCGGATTTCCCGCCAATGCCGAGGAGCTTGCCGATCGACCCGAGCAACCCACCACCCGAACCGCCGGGCACTGCACCCATCAGCGATCCCAGCGGATTGCTCCCGCCGCCCAGCAGCGACCCGAGCCCGCCCAGCGCCTGCTGCTGCCCGGTCAGCAGCGACATCGTCCACTGCGCCGCCAGCAACGCCAGCTCGCGCTTGCCCCGCCGCTTGAAGTCGTCCCAGATGCTGCCCGATCCGCCGGTCATGGCATCCTCGTAGAAGTCGGCGAGGTCGTAGAACTGGTCTTCCCAGATTCGCCGCGACTCTTCGGCCGCGCGCTTCGCCGCTTCGGCCTGCGCCTCCATCTGGCGTTCCGCCGCAGCGCCGATCCGGTTGATGTCCTTTTCGGTTTCAGCGGCGATGTCGGGCAGCCCGAAAGCCTCAATCGACTTCTTCATCGCCTCGGCCTGCGCCTTGGCCACCCGATCCGCCTCGCTGAAATAGGCCTCGGTGCGGTAACGCCGCGCCTCTTCCCCGCTCAGGCTGCCGGCCTTCTCCAGATCGGCGATCGTCTTGAGCGTGTCCGCATAATCCAGCGCCGCCTTACGCGCCGGATCGAAGCGGCCGATTATCGTGGTCAGATCCGCCGCCAGTTCGCGCTGTGCCGCCGCCGCCTCACGGGCCTGCTTGTTCAAATCGCGCTGCGCGGCGGCGCTGTCGCGTTTTACATCGGCCGCCGCGCGCTCGGCTTCGCGGTCAGCTTCGTCATTGCGGATACCAGCGTCGTTGCGAACGATCTGACTTAGCTGTATTTGGAGTGTGGCCAGCCGGCTCTCGGCATTCGCCAAATCGCGACGCGCCTGTTCACGAATAATTTGCCCAGCTCGACCACCAGCCGTCGATTCGCCTCGCTCCCGCAGCCGATTTATCTCGCCCTCGGTCACAAGGATCGCTTGCTGCTGCGCGCCGATCTCATTCGCGCGACGCTGCCCCGACGACTGGAAGCCGGCGATTGCATCATTCGCCTTCTTGATTCTGTCGGCGACCATTTCGGCGGCATTTGCGTAAACCGTGAGCCCCCCGCTGGCCTTTTCTGCGTCAGCTCCGCTTTTCAGAAGGTTCGACGACAACAACCCGACCACGGTGACCGCCCCGGTCAGCGCGGCACCCCATGGCCCGCCGAGGAATGTTGCGACAGCGCCCAACCGTCCGCCAAAGCCGGTGGCAGCCGACGCGACTTGGCCGATCTGCTGGCCGAAGATCACGACGGGATTGATGCCCGATACCAGCGACGCCGTGACATCGTTGATCTGGAAGCCGAGCTGCTGCATCGCCGCTCGCTTCTGGCCGACCGATATCGTGCTGCGACCCTGGGCGGTGGTAAGTTGCCTTTCCGCACCTGCGGTTGCCATCAGCTCCTGTTGCAGCCGTTCCAGCGACGCCGCCTCGGATGACAGCGATGCGGCCCGCTGCCGGGCTTCGATCTCGGCCGCCTTCGCCGCCTGGATGTAGAGGCGGGTATTCTCGCTCAGATCGCCGGTATCTTGGGCTGCGCGCGCGGCAGCGGCGGCGATCTGCCCGATCGCAGCCGCCTCCGCCGATGCGGCGGCGGATGCGGCCCGCACGCTCTCGGCGTCGAGGTTCAGCGCGCCGCTTTTCAGCGGCGTCGAAAGCGCTTTCTGCGCCAGCCGCTGAACCTCGGCGAACGAATTTTCAAAGGCCCGCCGCGTGCGCGACGCCGTGTCGTTCGACAGGCGCTCCATCTCAGCGAACGCCTTGGCAGTTTCGGACGAGAACTGATTCGCGTTGAGGCGAAGATAGGCAGCAATATCGACCATCTTCGAACCTCCATGGTATCAATTCAACAACTGGGAAAATACGGAATGGCAGATGATCCTTCGAACGTAACAATTCCCGACTGATCGACCTCAAATCGCTTGAACCCGACATAGGCCCCATACAAATTCTTTGCGTTTACTTCCCCGCATCCTGAGCCATCCGGGCGCGCCTTGACATCCCGCCACTGCGCTGAACCGGCATCATTCAGCTTTTTAGACGCTATCGCCTTGACGCGCGATCTGTCGACCACGTCTGAAACGATGAAATATCCCGGAATTGCCAGGAACACCGCGCCCGCGATTATCAGCAGCAACTTGTCCTTCATCCCCGCCTCCCTGTTGAAAGCAGAGATCATAGGCGGGGCGGGGCGGCTGTCACCCTATGACGTCACCGACCTCCCGGCGGACATTCTGGATTTTCCGCACCTCGCGCTCGAAATGGTCGCGCATCCACTCACCAGCCGGTGCCATCACGTCCTCGATCGTGAACTTCGACCGGAAGTTTCGAGGCGCGATCAGCGCGAAGATCGGCACCGAGCTTTCGCCTCGCTGATAGCCGCGCTTTTCGTCCGTCGCCGTCCGCCGCCGCGTGATCGGACGAAACGTCGCCGACCGCATGTTCAATGTGCCTTTCGCGACCAGCAGGGCAGGGCGGTTGAACCCGCGATACACATATTGCAGCCGGATACCGTGTTGGCGCTCCCATTCGCCGGGCGTGATATCCCGCAGCCGTCCGCGCGACCCGGCAGCCGGCAGGGGAATCGCAAGATACCCGCCATCCAGGCTCGCCACCCGGCCGCTTGTCGTCTGATAATCCAGCGCTTTCCGGGTCCTCTCGCCACCATTGACGTAGATGAAGCCCACCGGTTCGCGCGCGATCTTGTTCTTTGCCTTGGGCCGCACATCGGACGCCCAGGCGCTGTGAAGATTGCCTTTGGTATAGTCCCGTGTCCGCGCCTCCAGACGCTTCTCGAACTCCCGCGAAGCTTCGTTGATCGTCTGTTTCGCCGCCCACAGATAGCCACGGATCAGCAGATCCTCGGCCTTGCGGAGCGCTTCGGTGTCGATCTCGAAATCGATGACACCATTTTTCAGGACTGCCCTAGACATCACGCCGCTCCACCAGTCCGTCGAGTACCGCGAAGGCATCCATCAATGCCGCCGGCTGATCCACCAGCCCCCCGGCGCAGGGTAGCGCCAGCCCGTGCTGGCGCATCCCGCGCAACGTGATCCAGATATCCACCACGCCCCAAATCCATGGCGGCAGCGTCAGGCGGGGGTTTTCGTCCCAGCCTTGGCCTTCGATTTCCCACCCGCCCTCGACCGTGAGCCCGAACGCGAAATCTTGCGCTCGTCTCCGGACGGTGAGGGCGGCGGCGAGTTTTTTTCCTGCCCTCGCGCATAGAGCATCCGATACGCGACATGGCCGGCCTGTTGCATCTCGACGCCCGGCAGCCGCGCCGCCGCGTCCTCCGTGACCATGCCCATCATGTCGCGCGAATAGGGAACCTCCGCCCCGTCCCGATCGGTCGCACCCTCCCATCCGGTGCAGAAACGCTGGAAAGCCAGCACCGGCAGGAACTGGTTGCGCCGGTTCGATTGCGCGATCAGCGACCGATAGGGCTTCCAATGCTCCATCATCGCGTCATGCGCCGCCTCGATCAGCGCGGCCTCCGCGCCGTCGATCGCCTGACCCGACATCTGCGCATCGATCAACGACACCACATGATCCCGCGCCACCGCGTCCTGCGAAAGCGCCATCACGCCGTCCCGCAGCGCGGTCAGCCGTTCGAACGGATAGACGACGCCGGCCCGATACTCGCCGGCCAGCTCAGCCTCCAGCGCCTGCCGTTCCATCAGATCGCCGGGGCGAAGCATATAGCGCGGCGGCGATGGCTCCGTTTTGCGCCATTCCGGCGTCCACGGCACCGACTGCGCCTTTGACAAAAGGATCATCGCTGCTCCCAATCCAAGTGTTGATTCGTCGAACGAGCGGGGTGGCCATGTCTTATCCGGATAACGTCAAGATCATCGGCGATGAAGGCGCTGGCGGCCTGTCGGTCGAACTGCGCTTTTCCGTTCCCGAACCACTACCCCAAGAACGACTGCACCCGATCGCCCGCTATACGGACCTCGCGCGATACTGCCTCGATATCGGACTGACCGAAATCACCGACAGCCAGTATCATGTCATCCGCGCCTGCCACGCCTATGCGCGCGGCGTCGTCGAAGAAGACTTCTATCGCAATAAGACCGCCGTCAAACAGGTTTTCACCAGCATGATCGCAGCCACCATTACCGAAAACGCCGCGATCCGCGCGGATATCGTCGAGTGGGACGAAGCCAACTTCAAACACCACTCCGAAAATCCGCGCGTCGCACGATCCCAATATTACGATCTGATCGTGTTCTGGGGAAAAGCCATGGCCGCCGACATGGCCGCCATCGGCTTCCCCTTCCGCTATCGCGGCTAGCGCGTGATGTGCTTGACGGCCCACATGACCGCCTCTTCCACCCGTTCCGCCGCGATGTTCAGTTCGCGGTCGAAGGTGGCGATGGCGCATCCAATTTCAGTCCCGCCATCGTCCAGCACGAGCTCGGGCTCGCTGCGCAGGCTGTCGATCAGGCGAAGAAATTCGGCCCCCTTGTCTTTGAGCGCGACCATCTGCGCCTTTTCCGTGTCATTCAGGACGCGATACTGGTGCCGGACTGCATTGTTCACGGTGCGCGCGTCGGACGCGCTATCGACAGTGTCGGTCAAATCAACCTCCTAGAAAAAGCAGATGATGGTTTCGCTGTCGCGCGTCTGCGCGTCGAAGCCCGGCGTGAGCGCGCGCAACTGCATCTGCTCCGATCGAAGCTGGCCGCGTGCGCCGGGCTGGCTGTCGACCGGCTGCACCAGCGGATGCGTGATCGCATAGCGGTTGCCCAGCACCGATCCGAAGCGGGCGACGGCGGTATACTGCGTCAGCGCGCCGATCTCCGCGATCGTGTTGCGCACCGCCACCAGCGTCGCGTGCGGATCGACCGTGATCATCGGCACCCGCTCCCCGATCACGCCGGGGCCGAAGCCGTAATCTGTGTTCGGGTCCACCGTATTGTCGATCGCCCCGCCATCCGCCAGCGCATAGCTGCCGATCGGCAACGGCTTGCGGTTGATCAGGAAGGCCGGCGTGCTGTTGCCGATTCCCTGCAGCAACGTCGGCGCGCTCCACCCCTGGCTGGGCAGGTCGCTGGGCAGGTCCGCATCCGTCTTGCCGCCATAGACGCCAGTCAGCTGGAACTGCGCCATCCCCGGCCGCGCCGTCTGCGCGTTCAGGTTCTGCATCACCGCGCGGCATCCGGTGAACTTGTGCAGCGTTCCGTCCTCGAACAGGTACAGCGTGCCCGAAGGATGGTCCGTTGCCCGCGCCGTCGCGCCGCGCGGGCTCGTGCCGGCATAGCTCCAGTTGGCGATCAGCGCCGCCTCGCTCGACGTCGTCAGCGCCGGCGAAAACGCATCCGCCAGCAGCGCGACCTTCGCCGCCGAATAGTCGGTGATCGCCGCAATCCGCCCCGCCCCCGGCCCAGCCGTGATCGAAAGCGGCATGCCACGATAGGCCTGCGGGGTCGCGGAAAAGGCCGCGCCCAGCGTCGCCTGGCTCGCGCCACCCGCCACCAGCGCCGCCGCCGCGACACCCGCCGTGAACTGGGGCCGCTTGCCCGCGATGGCCAGCAGCGCGTGGTGCGGCGGCTTGACCATCGCCGTCGGCGTAGCATTCGGCCCCTTCAGCCGCACCGTCAGGCTGATCGTCGCCGGCTGCCCGATCACCAGCGGCGCGCCCGCCACCAGCGTGCCATTGGCCTCGTTGCTCGCCTCCGTCGTGAACGGCGAATTATAGGAATAGCTGTCTTCCTCGAACGGGAAAGCATCGGCCGAAGTCGGCGCGGCGTCCACGCCCTCGGTCGTCTCGATTTTCAGCAGCATTTCCACGTTGGACGGGCGGATGATCGGATCACCCATGGTCAGGTCTCCTTATTGCCTGGAACTATTGGGCCGAATCTATTGGCCCGGACCTATTGAGCTGTCGGATCGCCGCGCCGCGTCGCGAAGCCGATCTGGAAATCCGCCGCGAAAGCGAGGCGCGGCTTGGACGCCAGCGGGGCGACCGCGATCCGCAGATCGCCCTCGTCGATCGTCTCCGCCAGCCCGCCCAGCGGCGGCTCGCTCACAAGCGCCGCTACGCACACGGCGTGCAGGCTGGCCAGCTCGCGATGGGCATCGACACCCATCGCGCCCTCGACATAGCCTTCCACGATCAGCGTCATGTCATGCCCCACCGTCCACGCGTCATGCGGCACCACGCGATGCCCG